GTTTAAACGGTATATCTGACACACTTACACAATACTGGTTTTTACTTTGTATAATCAGAATTATAAAAAGTAGTATAAGAACAACACGGTTTTTTACCCCAAAAAAACACTTTTAATAAGACGTCATACCTTATATTATTTATTAATCATACATACTATACTACTACTACTACTACTTCAAGCCTAACTTATCGCTTTTTTTGGGCTCGTTACTGGGGGTGTTTTGGGTTTCTGAGCCCATTAGACCCCCTAATCCACCTCTTTTCATGAGGTACTCGGCTACAAATCCGAGTATTGGGTTGTCCTTTGTCACTGCCTTGATTGTTGCCTGGCCTGTTGCCTGGTCTAATTTTTTAGATGCCGCACCCAGGGAACCAAAAAAAGAAGATTGGAAAGCTTCCAGCTTTTCGTGCATCCTTTCATCGATTTCATTTACAATAGGATCCAAAGCCTCAAGCAGCATTTCGTCTGATTCTGGCCCCTGGATATATTCCACCCAGGCATCACGACTTAATCCTGCGATATAATGGGATAAGAAGAAATAAAAAAAACTCCAGAAAACGGCAAGTCCTATTAATTCGATGGCTGTAATTTCCATATCTACCGACCTTTAGGTATTAGTAAACAAGACCACAAATTCGTTGACGGATTCTTGAAGGCATAATATCCTGGACCACATAATGGTCTTATGGAAACATTGGTTGGTATTACTCTATCATCGGGAGCAGGAGGGCCCACAAGAGTAGGCGAGAGGCCCCCCGCATCCTTTAAAAATTTAAACAAAACAATCAATGGTCCGAGGTTCATTTTTTCACGTACTTATTCCAAAAGTCCTCGGCTTCACCTTCAAACACTCCAAAAGGGTCCTGTCCGCCAACATCAAAAAGAGCCTCGGCAAAATCTTTTGTAAATGTCAAATAATTAACTCCAGCTTTCTCTATATCAATTTGTAACTCTGGCTTTTGTTTAGCCAGGGCATCAAATATAATTTTAAGAATTGTTGGCGCAGATACCAGGATAACACCGCCAGCAACTAACAAGGGCACTTTCTCATTGCCTAACAACGCCAGGATGTTCTCATGTCTCTTATGGGCGTTTACTGCTTCTTCCTGGAGCTTTGTAACCTTCTTTAGTTCGAACCCTTCAGGGATTAACGCATAGGCCATTACTTCATTTTAGTTAACGCTCTGTTTATGTCCGTTAACATTGTTTCTAATTTTTTAAATGAAATAGGATTAAGAGATCCGGTTCCATGTTGTAGTTTATCCAATGCTAACTTATAGACTGAAGCGTTAGCTGAATTCAATAGTCGCTTTACCTGGCTCTTAGTTAACTTTTTCTTAGGCATATACTCTCCCTGTGAACATTGCCGCACCATCAGTTGCGCTGCTTAGAGCTATTCCCCGTACTACTACAGAACTATAAGAGGGAACAATAATCTTATTGCCTTCTGGAACGTGAAAAGGCAAAGCAACCCTCCCTTCCTGGTTGTACTCGATCACTTTAGTACCGTTTATTTCAATCTCCCAATTAATAATGTTGGATTCATTTTCGGTATTGTAAAGTTGAACAGTAGCTATTATGTAAGAACTGCCGGTATTGAATTCTAAAAAAACCGTTCCTGGACTAGTAGCAGCTTCGGCTATACCTGAGTATGCATAGGCGTGCTCTCCAATATAATTTAAACTAGTACCAATCCCACTGGGATTAGAACCTCCAACTGGATTGCCTGCTCCAGCTATAACAGCCATTATGCTCCTAGGCGAATTGACAGGTAACTACACAATCAATCGTGGCGACCTGAGTGGTTGCGATCTCGTAGGAAATAGAATTTCCAGGCTGCACAGCCAAATCTGTGTCAATATTAACATACATCAAATTGGAACCAGTGCTTGAAGGCATAGCGGTTTGGCCGCCTGCATTAAAAACAGCATCGCCGTCTCGCATCGCATTTCCTGTCATTTTTACCAATCCACAAAATTCTTCTACTGCGTCAACAGCAAAGGAAACCGTGATATTTTTTATCGAACTTACATTTGTTGGAACTGTAAAACTGCTCGATACTGTTGCTGCTCCAAGGGCACTAAGTGCCTGGAATACGCCTGCTGTCGTTGTGCTTCCGCTAACGCTTCTTGTTATTGCTAGTGCCATTATTTCAACTCCTCAATTTTAACGGTCCAATGGATCCTAATACTTTGGATCCGCCCAAACTACCTAGTATCAACTTGGCAGCAGTTACGCCGACCCCAATTTTAATGAAATCGTTTTTGTTTGTTTTGAAAGCGTCTGATAATACCCTCAGACCACCGTTAATATCTCCTTTAATGAAAGACTGCGCCGCCGTTCCTGCGTTGGCCGCATCGAGAAATGCCAGGCCTGCGCCAGTTTCCAAAAGATTTATCGAAAAAGACTTACGCCTTCGAGCTCTCCTAACTTTACGTCTTGCTACCATTATTTCTCCATGTGGGGCGGCCATCGAAGGCGCCCGTTTACCCACATATGGGTATCTACTTATAATTGAGTGATAAAGTGCGTGAATTCTCCGATCTGTTTCAAGAGCTTTGTAGTTTTCCTTTCAAGCAAACAGGCTTTACAATATTTCCAGTGTCCTTGATTCGGTACGTCCAACCTTCTTTTACAATTAAAACATTTACTATAAGGCATTATTTCACCTTCTGAACATATAGTCGGACTTTCCTTTATTGTATTGGCGTTGCATCCATGAATCCTCGCCTACTCGTGATTTATATTTAGCAAGCAGCTTTAATAATTCTTTATTCAAATCTTGAGTATGGAGCTTCGAAAGATTCAATCAGTTTTTCAACTATCCGCCTTTCTAAACTATCACTCATTACAATCCACCCTGTAGCATCCAATCTTACCATAATGTTCCTGGTCGGGCATGTCCTGGATTGTGAACTGATGACCGCACCCGCAGTACTTGAGACTAAGCCAGGTGTACCGATATGGTTTATCTGAACAGTGGATACAATACACGCCGTGGAGCGTTTCCTTCGTGCCTTTCTTGAAACAGCACGGATTAACTATTCCTTCGTACAGTTCCTTTGCCATCTCCGTAAATAGTTTAGATCGGGATATTTTATTCTCTACTAAATAATCGTAGAGGTCCTGAGGAATAGTCATATTACATACAACTTTCCTGAGTCGTTGCCCTCCAGGTGTACGAAGTGGTTTTCGTCCCCTGGTCTCTTGTTTGTCTGGTCTCGCCATGACATAGGATTGAGTAACCCTACTTAATGCGATGTATGTATAATAAATAGTTTAAACGGTATATCTGACACACTTACACAATACTGGTTTTTACTTTGTATAATCAGAATTATAAAAAGTAGTATAAGAACAACACGGTTTTTTACCCCAAAAAAACACTTTTAATAAGACGTCATACCTTATATTATTTATT